AAGACTTAAACATAATATTATCTTCAGTCACTGCAATAACATAATTAGTTCCTCTTCTGATAATCTTACCAACCAAACCATGATTAAGATTTTCAATTACAGTATCTTTTCTAAAAATCTTATCAGTTACATAGTTTTCTCTAAGATTCTTCCAGTCAAACTTAGGTGCAATCTCCCATAGACTCCATCCTTCCTTCACTTGCATCTTCTTACGAAGATTATTCATCATCATTTTGGCAGTCTTGTCATCAATATTCTTTGGAATACCAGTTCTATATGTCTTAAAGTCATTGTCTACTGCTGCTTTCCTCATCTTGGAAGCAGACATTCCTTCTATCCCCTCAGCGTCTGGGTCTCTATCTCCAGCAGATACAATCTCCACACCAGAAAAATCATACAGTTTACCATTGTAGTCTCCTGACAATTTTGCAAACTCTTTGACCCTATCAGCACCAACCACAATCTTAACACTTGAATGTCCATCATCATGCCCCTGCTTCAATACATCAAAAATAGTCCTTGAGTTTGGATCATTGACTATGTTCTCAGCATGATCTGGGAACATTTGTCTCATGACATCTACTTTTTCATTAGGATCATATGGATTCTTTTTCTTATCTTGTGATCTTGATGGATATATTTTCAACCTCCCCTTTCCTGCTGCCTTTTTTGCTGCATCTAAAAGTTTTTGATGACCAATTGTAGGTGGATTAAATCTACCAAATACTACTGTGAGATCTCCAAGGTCTTCTTTAGGCGAGCCATCTGCTCTCGTAGGGACTGGCATTCTCCTTGGAGTTCCATCTCCAAATGTTCCAAATTCTCCTTGCTGCACAGGTTGCTGTTGTTGCTGCTGCTGTTTTGGTGCAGGTTCTTGTTGTTTTGGAGAGTCATTTTTTTGTTCCTCAGGTTCTGCTTGCTTCTCCTTTTTGGAGAGCATTTCAAGTTTACCTTTCTTAGTTACTGCTACTCTATTTCCATCTTTATCATACCAATTACCATGACCATCACCAGTCAGATTTTGGCGTGCTGCCATCTCTGCTGCCTGTGATGTCCTTGCTTCTGATAGGAAACTAAAGAATGATTTCATTAGGTATAAGATTTCCTCACATTGTATTTATGAGTCTGCCAGACTGAATACATCTGAGTCACTAGTTGCAGCAACACCTGTTTCATCACTGAATTTTTTCAAATCATTCTTAGATGGTTCAGCAAGTCTCTTTCTTGCCATTTCATGATACTCATCAGACAAATCAAATCCAATGTAATCATGTCCAAGCAGACTTGCAACCAGACCAGTAGTACCAGAACCACTGTATGGGTCAAGAATAACACCAGGTTCTTGCATCACTGCTTGGATACATCTAGCAGGAAGTTGAATAGGATAAGGCGCAGGGTGAGGATTTCTCATCTCAGGACCAAACTTCCACACACTAGACCACTCTGCAGAACGCCTAGGCAATCTAGGATGCTTTGTACCTTTACACAACCAAAAGATTCTTTCATCAGTTTGAATAAACCTGTATCCAGAAATCTCAGGACCACTACCACGATTCCAGATAATCTCTTCTCTAATATTCCACTTAGTCTTGGTCAACCATGCCCAAGGTGAGATTGCATCACCCTTGAAATACCTGACTTTGTGGTTGTAAAAGAGTGAACCACCTTGCTTTGTCTTATCAAAGAGGATATCAAGCAGTTCAATCTGCTGTTCTTGGTACTCATCCTCAGGGAGAGTGTCATCAAATGCAGCATATTCAATCTTACGAAAAAGACCACCACCCACACCACACTTGTTATATGGAGGAGATGTCACAGTACAGTCAATGGACTCATCTTCAAGTTCAAGGGCAAGGTTGATGCAGTTGCCAGTTCTGAGATCAATCATAAGAGGTTTTATTTGCCTGTATTCTAGCAGATTTATTGGATTTTGACAAATGGTCCAGCAAGGTCACCCTGTGAAATATTCATCTTTGAAGACAAGAAGTAAGCATGAGCAATCAATTCTCCCAGTTTACCTTGCTGCTCAGCTTTAATAAACATATTAATATATCTTAGATGTCTTAATTTTGCTCTTATTTTTGTGGCAAAATTTTTACCAGAAGGAACACCACTATCCATTGTCAACATACCCTTTATAAAATCTTCAGGTGACATAGATTTACCATCAATCTCTGGTCCTACTATATCAACAGGAACTTTGTTTGAAGTCAAAACTTTTTTATAATAGGATTGCCAGTATTTAATTTCAGAAGCAGACGCCTTTCCACTCATTGGAATATTTTTATTTAAATCCTCTCCTGTATATTGCTTAACAAGTTTTGCCATCTCTGGTCCAGGTATTGAACCATTTCTAGCAGCAGCAGTAACATACTTACCCTTATTACTAATTGCTCTGTCCCTTGGTTCTGTAACATCAGCAGTTTTACTACCTACTTTTGTCTCCCAGGTATATCTTTTCTTGTATGCTCCTGCTTCAAACTCCAACTCAAACCTTAAAGAATTTCCAACAAAGTCCATATCATTTGCTCTTCTGCCAGAATCAATTTGAAATCTAGTATTCATAGCATTGACAAAATTACCACTTTTTACTTGCAATCCATCTGGACCAAGAGCAATATTTGTTGGAATGACCTTCACATTTACATTCTTTGTCTTCTGTTTAAGAGATATTGGAATAAAAATTCCATCCTCCAATAATGAAGACATGTATCTATTAATAGTTCCCACAAAAATTGCAGGATCTAGATCTTTAAATGATTCTGAAAGTTTATCTGCAGTTTTCTTGATATCAGATTCTGCAGATTTTTTTACAATATAAACATCAGCAGTATCCCAAGAATCTTTTTTACCAGCAAATATTTTTTTTTGATCTTTATTAAACTTATCCCAAATATAATTTAGAACATCAGTTGTTGCAGATGGGGGAATAGATTTTGTTCTACCATCATAGTGAGCATATTTCCATGAAGTATCTTTAGTCCCAGATCTGTGCCCAATAAAATTCATTAATGCTTCAGTTCCTGCAAGAATACCTTCTCTCCATTCATTTGACATGGAGGGATATTCTCTATCCATAGCGTCAGTCATTGAAGCATCTGCTCCAGGTTTTGCAGATGCTCCATTGTTGATTGCCTGATAATAAGATGCTATAGATGCTGCTTCAAATTTTGCAGTATCTGCCATAATTTAGAGTGATGCCAGAATCTTAAGGATTTCAGATTCTGAGAATTTACCAGAAGATTCTAACTCTTCCTTCATTCCCTTCTTCTTGTCATGTGCAGCTTTCTTCATTGACTCCTTCTTGTCACCATCCTTATCAAGGTCAATAAAGTCAGGTTTGCCACCACCTTTAGGTGCATCACCACCTTCATCATCTCCACCTTTCTTCTTCTGCTTGTCAAGATATGCCTTGAAACCAGGATTCATACCTTTCTCAACAACAAATTCTTCTTTGTACTGAGGATGATCATCCATCTTCATACCACGCTTCTTCTCAAGCTTGGCCTTTCTTTCTTTGGTTCCCTTCTCAGGGTCCATGTCTCTGATACCCTCTTCAACTTCATACTGTGCTGCTTCACTAGCAGGCACACAATTAGGGACTTGCTTGCCACCCTTATTCTTCATACCAACTTGCTTATATCCAACCCAGCAAGGATCACCTTTTTTCTTCTCAAAGAGTCCAAGAAGACCCTTCTTAATTACAGCAACATCTTCTGCAATTACAGTGCTATGTACTCTTGCTACTCTCTTATCCTGGTTGAATCTTGCTGACCAAGTTTCTTCCAATCTTTTCTTCTGTCTATACTTAGCGAACTCTTCTAACTGACCTGCTTGGTTTTTCAGTCTAATCTTACTGAAGGTCTCACCAAAAGCAGCATAGATTCTATCTAATTTTTCTTCTCTACCAACAATGTTGGACTCAGGAATCATATTGAAGATGATGTCCTCTGCTTCCTTTACAGTTGATGTCTTGAATACTTCTTCAAGAACTTCTTCTGCTAGGTCACGAAGATCATTGTCCTGAAGTCTAGCAGTGTTCATTTCACTGATAGGATCTCTCTGGGAATCCAATTCTTCCTTTGCTTCTTTACTATGGACAGCACCATATGCCTCCATAAAGTTACGCATTGATGAGGACATCTCTACAATTACTACATTTCTTTATGTATTTATATCTTCCTTTTCTTCATTCTCTTGAGATTTTTTATTGAAACCAAATGGTCCAACACCATCTTTATCAAAGGCACGTCTCTTTTGTGCCATCTGACAAACTGTTTCCATAACCTTGAGAGTATCTTCTACTTCACAATTCTCAGGCATCATACGATGAACAATGTCAAACATAGGAAAGAATTCCTTTGCTGCCTCATTCACTTCTTCAATAGTAAGTGGATCATACTCCTTCATCACTCTGCTCCTTAGGTAGGTTTGCCTCAATTGCTTCATCCAGTGCAAGAATCATACCACGAATAGCAACTGTTCTTTGTCCTGGAAATTCATAACTATCTTGCTTTGTGTATTGAAACAATGCTTCTCTCACAATAGCAGCAATATGAATGTTTACTTTAACATCAACATCAATGTCACAACTCATTTCCAACCTCCTTTTTTAACCCACTCATTGTGGTATTGATTACTCCAAGCAGAACTAATCCCATAAGATGGTTGCACTACTTGTTCAATGTAACGACGATTTTCTCTTGCAATGTTGAGACTTTGTGTCTCTAAATTTTTTACTCTACCATCAACTTGAGATGCCCACCACACTGCACCTGCGCCCTGAACCAACAGAAAAGATACAATTGCAAATGGAATCTTTAAATCATTCACAGATCTCCCTCCTTACGATTCTCAGAGTTATGAACATCAAAACTACCACCAGGATAGCGTGCTTGAAGTTTTTCAACATTCATCTCAATAACCTCATCAAATGTGGTTTCAAGTGCCATACATGCTTGAGCAAGATACCAGCAGATATCACCAAGTTCACGCTTCATGTGAAAGACATTATCTTCATTATAAGGTTTTCCTTGAAAGACAATCTTTTTAACAACTTCAGTGAACTCACCAGATTCTGCAGTAAGACCAAGAGCAGCAGTCATCAACTGAGATGTGTTAGTTCCATTTGCTTCCAGTTCTGCAAAACGAGTTGCCATCATGGCATAGTCAAGACTGGCATCGCTTGTTACTCCTTTTACAAATTCAATATACTTTTCTGTGTCTACTGTCATTTTAAAACTTAAATCCCTCAAATGATTTTTTAGGTTTCTCTTCTGGATCATACTCTTCATCCCTGCCATTGTCAAGGATATCATCTTGAGCAGATTGCTCACAATCATATAATCTCATCTTTGCTCGGTCAACACCTACAACAAACCTCTTGAACATATTAATATCATTATATCTGTTCTTAAGTTGCTTCACCATAATCTGTCCCAGTCCCTCCAAATCTTCAGTAGAAATAAGGGCAAACATAAGATCAGCAGTAGCAGGGAGGCCAAAGGACTCACTGGTATCAGTAAGCTCAACATCAGAGCTACCATAACCAGAACGAGTGGTCTGCGTGGCAGAAATGATAGGGACGTTTGCTTCGCAAGCCAGTCCTCTAAGCTCTTCAGCAATTGCCTTGACAACAGTATATGAATTGACATTACTGCCTGCCCTATATCTGCTGGAAGCGCATATATTAAGATAATCAATAAAAATAATGTCAGGTCTAAAAGACTTCTTAAGGGCAAGTTCATTAAGAAGTGACCTGAAGTGACCAGCATGAGCAGAAGCAGTAGGATACTCTTTAATAATTAGAGTGCCTTGAGTCTTTTGGGCAATGTTATTAACTTTTGTCTCAAACATTTGTTTTGGTAAGTCAGCAATCTCTTGAATATTGACATTCAAAAGATTAGCATCAATTCTCTCTGCAATTCTTTCTTCAGCCATCTCAAGCGTGATGTATAATACATTCTTGCCTTGGAGTAGCACACTGCTTGCGACATGACACATAAACAAAGACTTACCAACACCAGTGCCAGCAAGAGCAATGTTGAGTGTTTTATTTGGAAGGCCACCCTTTGTAATCTTGTTAAAGAATTCAAGGTCAAAAGCGATTCTTTCTTCCTTCTTGTTGTATAAATCAAACCTTTCTGCATAGTCTTGAAGGTAATCGTGTCCTACATGATTATCAAAACTGACAGCAAGAGCTTCTGATAAGATAGAAGGAATTGCGTCAGGTTGTTTCTTTTCATCCTGGCCATCAGCAATTGAAATAGATTCCATAAGTGCCATATAAATGGCACGCTCTCTACACCAGTTTTCTGTTGTATTTTCTAACCATTCCCTCTCTGCTGGTTCATCATCAAGATAACTAATCAGTTTAGAGATTTCTTTGTAGGATGTATCATTGATGTCTTTTCTTTTCTCTACCTCAATACCAAGAACTTCCTTTGATGGAACTTCATTATATTCAGACACAAAAGACATAATCTCCTCAAATACAATCTTTTGATTGAAATCTTGAAAATAATCTGCCTTAATAAAGGGAATGACTTTTCTTAGATATTCTTCATTATGTAAGAGGTTCCTGAGAACTAGAAATTCAATTTTGTCCATTAACTACCATATGAGAATTCTTCTTTTGCAATTTCATCAAGTTTTTCCATTACTTCTGGTGTGAAGTATAACTCTGGGTCTTTGTAGATTGCCTTGGCATAGACTTTCTTGCCATCAATCTCATATCGTCCTGCTACATTTTTCCAAAGACCACCAAGTTCTCCCAGTTCAAGAAGACCATAGTATCTGTCTAGACCACGTTCATCATAATACAAACGCACTTCAACAGTCTTATTCTCTTTACTTAAACGTGACTTGTGAGTCTTTGCTTTGATAATGTTTCCAATGACTTCTTTTCCATCCTTTTCTTTCTTCTTGCTGAGATAAATGATTGTACTTGCTGCATATTTGAGTCCACTACCTCCCCCCATTTCTTTTGTTGGAACGTAAGCTCCAATGACATCGTATGTATGGTTTGTGACAATGAGTGGAACATTTGCTTGACCAAGTTTAAGAGTGAGCATTCTGAATGCACCTTTCACCAATTGAGATTTGGTCATGTCCCTGACTTGCTTATCATCAAGGGCATCCCTAATCTCTTTCTCAGTGGAAAGCATACCTAGTGAGTCTAGCACAAACATACAGGGTTTGCGTTCATCTTCAGATTTTTTTAGATATAGGTCTACTGCCCTGAGTGCCTTTGATCTGAACTCCTCAATAGTTACGACATTGATGACAACCAGTCTGGTAAGGTCAATCCCTCTACTTGCGAGTAAACCCTTATTAACAGCTGCTTCAGTATCAAAATATAGGCAATACCCATCAGGATTAGAATCAAGGAAATTCTTGACGACTGCCAAACTAAAGAAAGTTTTGCCAGTGCTAGACTCCCCAGCAATGGCAGTAATCTTATTCCCAGATACACCACCAAATATAGAACCTGAAACAACTCCGTTAAAAATGTACGAACCTGTATCAACAAATTGTTCTGTGTCATCGATGTCTTTTGCGAGTTGGGTATAATCATCACCAATCTCTTTTACAATCTCTTTTAAAAAATCCATTACAGCACAAATCCAAATTCTTCACGAGCAATCTTTTTGTAGGGACCACCTGGATTGGCATCCCTAATCTCCTTAATCTTCATCAGTTTCTGATACAAGGCAGCATCTCCACCAAGGCGAAGAGCACTGACAATTGTAGCAAGTTCTTTGTCGTTAATAGGTAGGTCCATTAGCCAAAAAATAGTTCCAGGTTTACAACTTTCTCAACATTCCAACCAATGGCATCAAGAATGACTTTGACAGGTTCCAAGAAGGCTTTGTCAAATTGTAGGTCATAGTCAATGTACTTGTCAACACCAAGTTCCATTGGGAAATCTGAAATAAAGGAGATAACATTCTCTCTAATTGGGTTTTGTTTCTTCAAGTATATAAACTTGATTTTCTCCCCATTGTTGATAAGAGAATATTTGGTGTCAAGATTCTTTTCCTTGACATAGTAATTATACAGCAAAGCACCTCTACAATGAATAGGAGTTCCTTTTGCATAGATTGTAGAGTAACTTTTATGCTTATTAACATCACTCACAGTTCTAGGGAAGGCAATCTCTTCTGGAGACATCTTCTTGAACTTTGCTCTAGCATCATCAATAAAGTCAATGACCTCATCTTCTGTGCCACCCATCATAAGGTTGAGAGCATCCTTAATCATCTTCCTACAGGGCGCAGGAGTAGATGACTTAACAGCCTCAATACCCATGATTTTTAATTTAGGATCTTCATACCTTACACCCTCACTGTCCCACACATTAAGGATGTATCTTTTCTTTGCTGTCCAAATGCCCCTGTCTGCAATGTTCTCCCTCTTCATTTGCATCTTCTGGGCATATGCATTTACATACGTCGCGAGCTCCTGATAACTCTCCTCAATAAATGGTTCCAACTTCTCTTGGCAGATTTGGTCAAGTATGCTAACAAGTTTAGTCTTGTTACCAGTGAGATTACCAAAAAATTTATCAACAAGAGGTCCGAAATTAATATAGATTGAGTCAGTGTCAGATGCGATGACATAATCTACATCTTGTGTTTGTAACAGATTATTTAGGTATCCATTAACACGATCCTCAATCCACCTGATAGATGTCTGACCAGATAGGGTGATTGCTTCAGCATTTGCTAATTTATAATAGCGGAAGTATTGATTACCAATCGCACCATAGGCAGAGTTAAGAGAAATCTTTTTAGCCATCTGGATGTTGTTACATCTGGCAATTTCTTTTTCAAGTGCTTTGGTTGGTGTCTTTTCATACTCTTGTTTAGCAGCAAGCATTCTCTTTTTGAAGATGACCCTCTCTGCATACATCTTCTCCATCAGTTCAGGGAGGAATCCCTTCACATCCTTCCTATACATTGCACCATTGGCGCATACAGCATTGTCCTTGTATAACTCAAAACTTATCTCTTGTTTAAGGATTCTATCAACTGTAGCCGCTGGATGTTTTTCTGGAAGGAGGGTCTCTGGGGATATATTGTACTGCATAATAAGATGAGGGTACAAGCTATTAAGGTCAAAAGAGACCACCCAATCATACTTTCCTGGAATCGGTTCCTTAACATAGGCACCTGCAAACTTAGAATCTTTTTCTGATCTATCCTTAGGAGGAATGACAATGTGCCTCCTCTTCAAATAGTTATAAATGATTGTATCCCACATCCTCACCTGATACATCACATCAACATAGTTGACCTTTGCTGTGTATGCCATAGTCAAGGCAAGTTCAATCAGTTTCATCTTGTCTTCCAAGCGGTCAACAAGTTCCACGTCAATGATGTTGTAGTCTACAAACTTCTTCCAATTACCTCTGTAAAAATCTTTAAAAGTAGTGAACTCACTGTGATCAAGTTTCTTCTGTCCAAGTTCTACTTGGGCAATATAATCCAGTCTATATGACTCTTGTGCCTTGTATGTGAACTTCTTGTATAGTTCAAGATAATCAAGTGTAGTTAGTCCTGCAATGTCATAAACATTAAACTTCCTACCAGAAATGTATGCCTCATCTTGAGATACAAGACCCCATGGTGAAAGAAGTTTCATCTTCTTATCACCCATAATTCTACTGATTCTCCCACACAGGTATGGGATATCATACAACCTCACATTCCATCCTGTAATGACATCAGGAGTGTTGTTTGACCACCAATACAGGAATGCATT